AGCATCGAGCTGCTATGATTGCGCCAGCGCGCCAATCCAGCGAGTTCATTGGGACTGTTTGTAGAGAAGCCCTCTCTATCCTCCTGCCTATTCGGGCGGTGGGGTCGATCGTGTACGATCCAGATGATACGGTCCTCAACCTATCTCTACGGAGCACGATTGAAAGTAGTGCGAAGCGAGGCGGTGGCTATGGTTTCTACATGGAATCAGAAACTGCTGCCGAGCGCAGGCCAGAAGTTCGTCATTGGACGTCAGACGTTTCCGGGGTTTCGACCTTCGTGGCGCGGATGCCGCCAACATACGGTGAGTTACACAAAGACCTTGAGGATACGCTTACAGTAGGTTTGCAACGAAAAGTTGTAGCTATCTGTGAGCCCCTCAAAGTCCGCGTGATAACGATCCATCATGCTTCTGAAACGAACCTCTGGTCTCACTACCAAAAGAGAGCCGCCGGTCTTTTACGGCGGCTACCCGAAATTACCTCAGGAAAGTCTAACATGGGCTTTAACCTGGTTGCGGGATGTCAAACCGCTCTAGATTTTAGCTCTGAGGATTTTTTTGAGATGCGTTGTGTACGTGCCGCGCAGCTGCATAAGTACGGAAGCTCCGTCTTTGTTTCAGACGATGCTTCAGCAGCGACAGACAGCATTTGCCCCGAGCTCTCCATGAGAGTGAGCTCCCTATTCTTTAGCCACGATAGTCCTTTTCTGGAAACCTTTCAGAAATCTTGGGCAGGTGGCACGTTAAAATACCCAGTTGATTCTGGTATTGATGATGTGGAACAGGTTAACGGGCAACTTATGGGGGATCGCCGTTCTTTTCCGACTTTGTGTATTATTCACTTGGCCGCTAAGAAGGCTTTCTTCCGTAAGTATGGGATCCCGGAGGACTGTCAGTTTGTCCGCCTAAACGGCGACGACGGACTGATCTTACTTCCGCGTGATTTGGTAGACCCCTACTTCGAGTTTATGAGTGAGCTCTGGGAGATTAATAAGTTAAAGACCTACGTTAATTCTAGGTATTTTTCTTATAACTCCGCTCTCTGGGACTCGGTTTCCGAAAAGACCATCGGTCAACTGCGCTTCAACATTATCGAAGGCATTGACAAGAACGGTGGCCGTTCCCGGAACCCGCAGCTCTGGAACTCTGTTCTCGAGGATTGCCCGGAATGGGCGGTTGGCCAGCTATGGAGTTTCTTTGTAGGGAACCCCCACTGGCGTCGACTGCTCAACGGCA